AAGGGTTTCAACCGACACAAAAGATGAAGGTTGAGCCCATGACTCTGAAAGCGCTAGTCCGTGAGCGTATTGAGGCAGGTAAAGAAATGCCAACGGAAATCTTTGGGATATTCTCAGAGAATAAAACAACTATAAAAAGGAACAAATAAACATGAACCAAGTAGCAGAAAAAAAAGAAGGTGCACTAGCAGCAAATTTATTTGAAGCTGATGCAAATCAAGGTACTCAAAATATATCGCAAGAAGATCTTGCGTTACCTTTCTTAAAAATTTTGGGACAACTATCACCAGAAGTAAACAAGCGTGATGGTAAGTATGTCGAGGGTGCAGAACCTGGCAAAATAATAAATACTGTAACTAATGCATTGTATGACACAGTAAATGTCATACCTGTTTTTTACAAAAGACAATACATAGAATGGCAAGATAGAGGTACCAGTACAGGTGCACCTGTTGCAATTCACGATGCAGATAGTGATATCGTTAGTCAAACCACAAGAGGTAAAGATTACAAAGATAGATTACCAAATGGTAATTATCTTGATAACACTGCTAGTCATTTTGTATTAACAGTAGAAGACAATCCATCAACAGCTTTGATTTCTATGAAATCTACTCAACTTAAAGTTAGTAGAAAATGGAACTCAATGATGATGGGTATTAAAATGCAAGGAAAGAATGGTTTATTCACACCGCCAACTTATAGCCACATTTATAAACTATCTACTGTTCAGATGTCTAATGACAAAGGAACGTGGTTTGGTTGGGATGTATCTAAAGTTGGTCCCGTAGAAGATGCAAATCTTTATGGAACAGCAAAAACTTTTGCTGAGTCTGTAGGTAAAGGTGAAGTCCAAGCTAAACACGGTACAGAAGAGAAGACTAACTCTCCTTACTAATCGAATCCTAGGTAGTGGGCGTCGAAGCGAGAGTGGAGTCGCCCACTTAAATTATTTATTATGATAGAAAAATTTAGAAAGATATTTACAGGGCTTGAAGAAAGATTCGGGTATCATCAAATAGATACAAGTATTGGTGATGGTAAAAAATCTGGAACTTCTTTTACTTCTTCGTACGCACATACAGAAGAAATGTGGAAAGCACATTTAGAGGGTACAAAGTTTGATGTTAAAACTAAAAATAAAACTATTCAAGCAGACAGTTTAGGTTTATGTCCGATTAAAAGTGATAGCACTTGTATGTGGGGTGCAATAGATTTAGATGAATATAAACCAAACGTAGAAGAATTATTTAAAAAAATAAAAAGCATAAATGTGCCTTTTATACCTTTTAAATCTAAAAGCGGAGGCATACACGTTTACATATTTTTAACAGAATCTGTTCCTGCTTTGTTGTTAAGAGAAAAATTACATACAATAAAAAATATATTTGGTGACTGTAAACCAGATAAAATATTTCCCGTTCAAAAATATTTAAACTTAGACAAAGGTTCTGCAGGAAGTTGGATTAATCTACCTTACTACAATGCTAAAAATACAGAACGTTATATGATAAAGGAGGATGGCAGTGCCGCTACGATTGAAGAGTTCTTTGAACACTATGAAAGAAATAAAGTAACTCCCACACAATTAAAAAAATTAAAATCAGATATAGATGAAGGTGAAGTAGGGGACTGGTTCCAAGATGGTCCTCCATGTATGCAAGCGTTAGCTAAATTTGGAGTACCTAAAAGTCAACGAAATGAAGTTCTTTTAGATATGACAAAGTATATAAAATTAAGATATCCAGAAGAATGGCAAGACAAAACATTAGACTATAATAAAAAATTTTTTGAACCAATTGGAAGAGGGATGAGTTATAGTGAAGTTAACAATGTAATAGGTTCAAGAGATAAAAAAGATTATAAATACAGATGTGATCAAGACTGGTTAAAAACATATTGTAATAGAGAAGAATGTGTAAAAAGAAAGTTAGGTATTGGTGGAGGTATTGATAATGAATTAGTATTGGGTCCTTTGTCTTTTGTGACTTCAAGTCCAAAGATATGGTATCTAGGTTTTAATGGTGATGAAGTAAGATTGTATTCAAAAGAATTAGTTAAACAAGATTTAGCAAGAGAAGCAGCAACTGAACAAACAGGAAAGACTCCACCAAAAATAAAAAATTGGGATATGCAGATAAGAACTCTTCAACAAAAAGCTACTCCTATAGATGCACCAGAAGAAAGTTTACCAGAATTTAAATTAAAATCTCATTTAGAAGACTTTTGTTTTAATCTTAGAATTACAAAAGACAGGAAACAAATCATGATGGGTAGACCTTTTAGTGATGGTAATGGCAAACGTAAATTTATATTTGATGGATTTTACAAACATTTACAAATGGAAGAATGGAAAGTTTCTATAGATTTAACACATCAAATGTTACAGAAATGTAAAGGTATTAGCAGAGAAAAATTTCATATAAAAGAAGGTGTTAAAAAATGGGTATATGTTTTAGATGAAGTTTCTTTTGGTAGAGAACCTGAAGTAGAACAAGATGTACTAAATTTTAAATCAGAAAGACAGGAAAATGACTACTAAAATAGATAGGTTTTACAAGAGACGTTACAAAATATTAGGGGGACCTGGTTGTGGTAAGACAACTGAAATACTTAAAATGTTAAAAAGAAATTTTGAAAATGGTATGCATTTTGATCAAGTTCTAATGATAGGTTTTGCAAAAGCTACGGTAGAAAATTTACAAGACAGAGCAATTAATGATAAAACATTATCTTTATTTTTAACTGAAAAACAAGCACAATCTATAAAAACAATACACAAGTTCTGTAAAGATCATTTAAGTCAGTTTCAAATATTTAATGAAAGTGCAAAAAAAACATTTAAAGATTTAATAAAAACTGATCCAGACAATTGGCCTAAACTAGCAGATACTAACTATGATGGAACTGATCTTATCGCAGTAGGATGGACAGAAGAACATGATAAAAAATTTGGATCTATCATGAATCTTATTAGTTTAGCGAAACACTCTTTAGGTTTTGAAAAAGCTATAAAAATTAATGGAGAATATAAAATAGTAAAAGATCCTTTACAAAGAATTTTTCATTTTTATGATGAAGACCCTAGTTATTCTAGAGTTAGATTTAAAAGACCCGAGATAAGTTATGTATATAAAAATTTTACAAGATTTAAAAACCATTATCAAATGATAGATTTTGATGACATGCTAGAAAAATCTTTAGTAAAAAATATTGAGTTTAAGCCTTACAAACTTGTATTAGTAGATGAAGCACAAGATTTATCTAAATTAGAATGGCAAGTAATATCAAAGATAGCTAGAAATACAGAAGAACTAGTTCTTGTAGGGGATGATGATCAATCTATTTATGGTTGGAAAGGTTCTGACGCTAGAATATTTCAAAGGTGGCCATGTAAAAAAGAATGTGTACGATCTCTTCCTAAAACGTACAGATTACCTCCCGCTGTGTATAAAGTTGTGATGAAAATACAGGGAGAGATACAGGATAGATTGGGGACAAAATTTGAATGTGACCCAAACAAAGAAGGAAGTTTTGGTTTTATTGATTCATTAAGAGTTTTAGCAAACAGTATTAATTCAAAATCAGATGTTATAATGTGTGCTAGAACAAATAACCTTGCAAAAAACTTTAAAAATTTTTGTATAGATTATGGTCTTATATTTAAAGAAAAAAATTATGCACATGACAGAGGTACTTCTTTTAGAACTATCTTTGAACAAGAAGACAGAAAAGAATTAATTAAAGCTTGGGACACTTTACAATCAGGTGGGCTTATACAAGGAAAGCAATATTTAAAAATGGTTAAAAAACTACAGCCAGGACTAATAGAGTATGGAAAGAAAGGTGCATTAGAACACGCTGACACACAACCACCAGAATTACAAGATCCAGATTTATATTTAAGTTTTGAAGATATAAAAAACAAATACTATTTTCAAGGAGATATAAACTGTAAATGGTTTGAAATTTTAAAGTTTGAAACAGATAGTGTTTTGTTTAGAGATAACAATCATTTAAATGAATATTTGAGAACTTGTTGGGAAAGAGATCCTAACTTAGAGAGTAATATAAAAATTGCACCTATTCACTCTGTGAAAGGTATGGAAGCTGACATAGTAATTGTAGACTCTAATTGGGGGCCACAGTCTTTAAAATCTTATAACAGTGGTAGTCGAAAACAAGAGGATGAAGAGACTAGAGTATCTTATGTTGCTACATCAAGACCAAGAAAACATTTAATGATCTATCAATACAATCAAAAACATGTTTTTCCATTATTAACAAGACAATTTTTACAATGAAAAGGAGACAACAAATGACAAACAAAGATATATTTGAGGAAGCTTTTCCTCAAGACAGACAAATAGGTGGAAGTCACTACAAGGACTTTCACATTCAACCTTACGAATTTATTTCAAAGAATGATCTATCATTCTTCCAGGGCAACGTTGTGAAATATGTTTGTAGATATTTACACAAAAATGGTATAGAAGATTTAGAGAAGATCAAACACTACTGTGATTTAGAAATTAAAAAATTGAAAGATATAAAAAATGCCAAAAGCAAGTAAGATTGTAAAAACTATTAGTATTGATGATAAATATAAATTTGAATTAGAAATTTATTTAGCCTTAGAAGATAAATTATCATGGGAGATATTTCCTCATGACTATCACGCGGCTTTATATGCATTTAGTAATAAAGATAAACTTAATAAGACTATAGAGAGTAAACATATTTATGAACCAAAAAGATCCGATGAAAACATTATTTAAACAACACACAGATTGGTCAGAACCAGATCATTTTCCAGATTTATCAAAGTATGATGAAATTTCAATTGACTTAGAAACAAAAGACCCTGATTTAAAAACAAGAGGATCTTCATCAACAAGGAATGAAGGAGATGTAGTTGGAATAGCTATTGCTGTAAAAGATTGGGCAGGATACTTTCCAATAGCTCACGAAGCAGGACCTAACATGAATAGAAAACAAGTTCTTGATTGGTTTGCAGATGTCTTAAAAACAAATTCATTAAAAATATTTCACAATGCTATTTATGATATGTGTTGGATACATAGACTAGGGCTCAAGGTCCACGGAACAGTTATTGATACGATGGTAACTGCATCTTTAGTAGATGAAAATAGATTTAGATATGATTTAAACTCTGTTGCAAATGATTATGTCGGTATGGGTAAAAATGAAAATGCATTAAAAGAAGCTGCAAAAGAATGGGGTGTTGATGCTAAAGCAGAAATGTACAAACTACCTGCAATGTATGTTGGAGAGTATGCTGAAAGAGATGCTGAAGTAACATTAGCTTTGTGGCAAGAATTTAAAAAAGAAATAGAACATCAAGACTTGCATGCGATTGTAGAATTAGAGCAACAAGTATTTCCATGTTTATTAGATATGAAATTAAAAGGGGTTAGAGTAGATGAGGATCAAATTGAAAAAGTAGAATCTACACTACAAAAAAACTATGATCTTTATATGAAAAGAGTTCATGAAGAGATAGGTTTTTATCCTGAAGTATGGGCTGCAACTAGTATTGAAAAAGTATGTATTGCTAGAAACATAAACGATTTTGATAGAACAGAAAAAACTGGCAAACCTTCTTTTACAAAAAATTATTTAAAAAATCACAAAGATCGTGTGTTAAGAGCCATCAACAGTGCAAGAGAAGCAGACAAATTAAGAAACACTTTTGTAGATTCATTAAAAAAATTTGTATATAATGGTAGAATACACTCTGACATACATCAATTAAAAGGAGATTTTGGAGGTACAGTAACAGGGAGATTATCTTATTCTAACCCGAACTTGCAACAGATTCCAAATTATACAGATATAGGTAATGGAGTTAGGTCTATATTTGTGCCTGAGAAGGGCCATAAATGGGGTTGTTTTGACTATTCACAGCAAGAACCTAGGCTGGTAGTGCATTTTGCTTTAAGCACGCCTGGAGTCCTTGGAGTGGCTTCTATCGCAGAATCTTATGAAAAAGGAGAGGCAGATTTTCATGAAATTGTAGCTAAAATAGCAGATATAGATAGGTCTGAAGCTAAGACAATTAATCTTGGGTTATTTTATGGAATGGGTAAAGCAAAACTAGCAAAC